CACGGACCCGTAGCCGTCTGACTTGCGATCGAAGTGGGTCCAGGTCGCCTGCTGCCACGACTTCGGGAACTTGGCTGCGTCGATCTTGAAGATGCCCTCTTGGAGTCCACGACGAGCGACCCAGTGCATCTCGACCCTCGTGTTCAGGAACCGCTCGGTGCCCACTATGTCGCCCCATTGGCCTGCCGCCTTGGCTCCGAAGTTCACCGCGTCAACGTGATACCCACGGCTGCTCAGGATGTCGGTCACGCCCACCAGGCCAGAGGCATCGACACTCACGCGCTCGCCGGGGATCGGGTCGCCGTTCCAGTCATCCTCGTCCCCCAGCTCGTTGCCCCACCTGACGGCGAGGCCCTGGATGGTCGAGGCAATCGTGACCTGCATCTCCGAATCGTCAGACTCGGGCCACCACTCATGTTCGGCCAGCTTCTCTCCGTTGTGGAAGAGGCACGCCACGCAGGGGTCAGCGCCACCCGCTCCGATGTCCACGCCGATCCGCGGGCCGAGCGGCTGGTGGTTGCGCTCCCATGACTCCACGCCTGCCTCAAGCGCCGACCGCGGGATGGCGAGATTCGATGTGGAGCCCCTTGAGAACTGCCCGAGGAAGTCCGACATGAAGATCGGGTCGTTGGACTCCAGCGTGTTCTTCGCCAGCTCCAGCGATTCAGGGCTGACCAGGTACTCGGGCACCCGGTCGAATACTTGGTCGTAGGTTGTCGGGTCGGGGTACTCGTCCTCCGAGAACGCGCTGATCTTGATCGTGTGCCACCCGCTCCCAGGCTGGACGCTGCGGGCGTATTCATGTTCGTCCGATAGCCCCATGCTTGGGTTCCCGATCAAAAGGCAGAACACGTTCGGCTTGTTGAACATACCGCGCAGCACCCTGAACGTCTCAGCAGGTACGGCCTCGGGCTCGTCCACGATCACGAGCATCCGGGTCGCATCGTCCAGGCCGTCGAGCATCCCCTCCAGGTCTTCGGGCGAGAGGCTGTCCGAGTCGGGGTCGCCGGGTACGGTCACGCCGGCATGGAAGCCGCGGAGGTGTTCAGGGTTCTTGGACGGGATGCAGATGGCGTAGTGCCTATCGTCGATCCTCAGCTCTGAGTGGAGCAACTCGCCTGGGAGCTTCTGAGTGGCCCCTAGGATGCGCGTCCTGGCCTCGGACCACGAGAGCTTGGTGATCTGTCGCATACCCGGCCCCGTCACGAGGACGCGGCTGGGGGCCGTGTAGAAGAAGGTCGGGATCAACACGCCGCTGGTGAAGGTCTTGCCGCTGGATCGGCAGGAGTTCACGCTCACGAATCGGTGCTTGAAGAGCGCCTCGACGATGGCCCGCTGCGCTGCCCAGAGCTGGGTCTTGCCTGTCCTCGCGTGGCGCAGCCCCAGGATGTCCCCGATGAACTCCAGCTCGCGGCCCTGGTACTCCGTGAACCAGGGGGAGAACGCTTGCTCGTCGAGGAGACGGTGCGCTCGTCGCGCCACATCATCGGAGCGGTGCAGGTTGCTGACCTTGCCCGTCACTCGTCGCCCTCGATCACGATGTCCTTGGGCGAGTTGGATGCGAAGCCCCAGCGCCCGTCGAAGAATGTATCGTCCACATCGGCCAGGGCCTTCCGCACCTGTGCGTTGTCGATCCCCGCATCGAGCAGGCTGCGCGTCACGCCGAACAGGAGGGCACTCATCTCGTCGGCGGTGTAGCTGGCCTTGTGGGCCAGGGCAATGGCCCAGTAGTCACGCTGTTGCTGCACGAGCTTCGTCGCCGCGGTGGACAGGTTGCGGAGCGCCTGGTCCTCGGCCTTGCCGTTGCGGATGTGCTTGCCCAGTGCAGTCAGCGCAGGACCGAGAGCCTCGGCATCCCCGTCCCTGGCCGCGGCTTCCACATCGTCGTAGAGGTTGGATGCCCGCTTGCGGAACTCGGGGGAGTCCGTGTCGGCCAGCCGCTCGGCGCACTTGGTCACGATCAGGTCTTGGGTCGCCACGGCTCGGCGGGGGTCGAGCAGGGCCGGGTCGTTGATCGACTCCTCGAACCGCTTGCCGATCTTGCCGAACGCCTTGGAGTAGCGGCCATGCTTGAAGTTGGGCGAGGCGAGGCCAGTCGGTGCAGTCCCGCCGTGCATCTGGCATCTCCCGTTCGGCATCCCCTTCCTGCGGCACAGACCGCCAGCCTTGGTCTTGGCCCCGCAGAGGTTACTATGGGGGTTGCCTGCTACCATGGGGGTTCCACTCACGCCTCGGCCACCGGGGACAGATCCCCCGTCTTCTCGTTGACCGCCTGCTCGCCTGTGAGCTTCTGCCAACGGTTGACGATCACATCGCAGTAGGCGGGGCTGATCTCCAGGCCGAAGCACCTGCGGCCTAGTTGTTCGGCTGCGATCAGGGTAGTGCCGGAGCCGAGGAACGGGTCGGCGATGAGATCGCCCGGTCTGGAGTGCGCCGATACCTGCTTGGAAACCAGGGGCACGGGCTTTGGGGTTGGATGCCCGTGGCGGTCATCCCCATGTGGAGCAGACATCGACCAGACATCGGTAGCATTGGGATCACCCTGGGCATCGAACTCCCGGCGCTGGGCATCGAACTCCCGGCGCTGGGCATCGAACTCCTGGCGCTGGGTTTCCCATGCGCCGATCTCCACGCCACGCAAAGCGAAGAGTGGGCGCAGCTTACCCCACGCCTCCTCAGTCGGCAGGCTCCATTGTGATGTGCCAAAGTAGTGCCCCGCCATTCCGTTCTTGCCTAAGCACTCGTCGATCTCGGACCCTGTGAGCTTCGCCTCATCGCGCCAAGACATCAGGCGGTCGATGATCGGCTTGTATGCTGCCCGTGCGGCGATGTGCGCCGTCTTGGCATTGAACGAAGCGAGCAGCGCATCGGGCGAGTGCGACTTCTCGCAGAGGATCATGCGCTCGCTTCGGGGTCGCCAGCGCCTCATCGTGTCCACGGAAACCGTGCCGCCAAGGCCCGGTCCCTTGTACCACACTAGGTGGTTGAAGATGGCGAAGTGTTCGCGCAGAAGGCCCTCGATGTGCCACGCAAAGTCTGGAGCGCACCACCAGCCAGCCGTCCCCCGGTCAACCATGCGGCCAGCCCATAGGGCGAAGACCCCTTTCAGGAAGTCGAGGAACCCCTCGTACCCGTCGAAGTCGTTATCCCAGTCCTCGTCCACCTTGCCAAAGTACGGCGGGTCAGCAAGGATCAGCGCAGCCATCTCCCCGCCCATCAGCCGGTCAACATCGTCGGCGCTGGTCGAGTCACCGCAGAGAACCCGGTGCCTGCTCTTGAGCTTGAGGCTACCCATTCAGCACCGCCTTCTCGCCTGTGAGCTTCTGCCATCTGTTGACGATCACATCGCAGTACGCGGGACTGATCTCCAGGCCGTAGCACCTGCGGCCTAGCTGTTCCGCTGCGATCAGCGTTGTGCCGGAGCCGAGGAAGGGGTCGAGGATGGTTGATGTCGATGCGTTGCACAGTCTCTCCATGAACCGCCTCCACACAGACAGCGGCTTGGGGCAAGCGTGTTCCAGATCCCTGTTCTGTGCTGAATCATCACCGCTAGGCAAGAACTGGAACCCGTCAGGGTGGCGGCCCTCGCCCGCCGCGAGCTTGGGACACGCGCCCCAGACCATGACTGGCTGCCATGTTCCAAAGCCCCACGGTCCACAGGCTGTGCCGCTGCCTGTGAACCAGCACAGCGTCCACGAAGGCTCATCATAAAGCCGCATATTCGGAACGCCAGGGGTGAGGGCCACCACTTTCGAGTGCGATGCGGCGAGCGGGAAGAACCCAGCGATCAGCCCCACAAGGTTCTCGTGGGAGTCGATGTGCGTCTCGTAGTTGTTCTTCTCACTCTTCGAGTCTCCGATGCCATACGGGGGGTCTGAGAAGCATAGATCAGCCATCTCCCCGTCCATCAGCCGCTCAACATCGTCGGCGCTGGTCGAGTCACCGCAGAGAACCCGGTGCCTGCTCTTGAGCTTGATGCTACCCACAGGGGCACTCCTTCATCTCGATGCCCTCGGCATGGTCGTACTTCTTCCCGCAGTCCTCGCATTCCCAGTACGCTCCAAGGAGCCACAGGTCGCCCTCCTTCGTGATCGGTTCAGCGGGGACTTCACCAGGCCCCTCGTCCTCGACCACCTCGCCGCCCATCTCCTTCTCGATCAGACCCACGAGCGTGTCGTGGTCGAACCCGGTAGCCTCGCCCAGCTCGTCCCCGTCCTCGGTCACATGAGCAAGGGCCTGGGCCAGCTTCGTATCGTCCCACGCTGCAAGCTCCGCGGTGCGGTTGTCAGCGATGGCGAACGCCGTGCGCTGCTCGGGGGTCAGGTCATCGGCTGACACCGTGGCAATCGTGGTCCAGCCGAGGGCCTGCGCTGCTTCGAGTGTCCCGTTGCCCGCGACCACGATGCCATCAGCGATCACGATAGGCTTCCGCTGCCCGAAGGCTTCGAGGCTGGCCTTGATCGCGTCCAGGTTCTTCTTGTCGTGGAGCCGTGCGTTGTCGGGGTCGGGCGAAAGGTCTGCAATGTCTGTCTGTTCTATCTTCATTTTGTTGTCTCCTCAAGGTGTGCGCGAAGGCGCTCCATGTACCACTGAGCCTTGGCCGTGTCATCGCAGGCATCGCCTTTGAGTCCGAGCCGCCACTGGTATTTGATAGCCGAGCCTCGGAGGAAGCCGCGGTACTCCTCTGGGCTCAACATCGACTCCAGGGCTTCGATGCACTCGACGCTCCCGGCGGTGTAGTGGGGTGGGTTGATGGGGTCAAGCATCGCCGGACTCCAGCCACATCTCGGCAGCGTCAAGGTTGTGGAATGTGCGGGCGATGATCGGGCCGTCCGACCCCATGATCAACCGCCAGCCTTTGGATGACGCATAGGACGCGAGGAACTTCGGCCTCTGCCCACGAGTGGTCGTAGTGGTCATGCCGCAGGATTCAAGTTCCTCGATCCGGTTCTGGAGCCTCTCGATCTTGGTCCTCACCCTGGCCGCGGTCAGTGGATTGAGTGCCGCCACCTCGTCGAAGAGCGACACCTTGGTTGTGGGTTCTGTCATGGCTGAAGTATGGGTGGGGGTGGTCGCGGGTGTCAAGGGTTCACTCGTGGGGATTGTAGACCGCCCTGTAGGCTTCCGCGTAGGCGACCCCCCAGTACGCTGAGTGGGACCAACTGCGCTCGTGTTCGATGTCCCAGGTCATCGCATGAGCCCACTCGTGAACCAGAACCTCCACGGCTTGCGATGTTTCGAGGGCTCGGTTGACACGCACCGACAGCTTCGTGTCGCCATCCGGGCGCACATAGCCATCGCAATCTTTGGGCATCGCGCACCGCCGCACCGTGACCTCGTAGCGGTACACGGGGCAGAGCGTTCGCAGGGCCGCGGTCGCAGCGACCCATCGGGCTCGGTCTAGTCCAGCCATATCACCTGATCGACTACGGGGCCTTGGTCGGGTGCCCAGAACTGAAGCCTCTGCGCTGGCCTGGTTGACATCGCCAACTCCTCCAGCTCCCACTCGCCTTTCGACTTGAGCGTCCCGTTCACATAGCACGAGCGCGAGCCCACGGTCAGGGTCGTTGGGTTGTGGTAGTGGCCGAGCATCAGCACATCGAAGTCCTCCTCCATCGCATCAGCCCAGCGGGCGATCTTCTTCACTATCGAAGCAACGGGAACGCCAGCGAACCCACCACCTCCCTGGAACTGGTCGCCGTGGATCAGGAGCAGCCCAGCCCCCGCGATGTCGATGTGCAGATAGAAGTCCTCGACCTCCGTGTGCCAGGTCACTCGGTCACCGTCCACCAGGTCACCGAGTTGCATCCTTGCCACCTCGCTCGATACCGTGTCCCAGTTCACCCGCTTCGGGTTGGCGTTGCCGTTGTGCGGCCCGATCCGTCCGTGGTTTCCTCGAACGCTATAGACGCGCACGAAGGGGAACAGCTCGGCCATGTCGAGTACCGTCTCCGAGAACAGCGTGGGGCAGGTTG